GTATGAAGATAGAGTGCAATTTTATGCTCAATACTACAATGATCCAAATGATAAAGGATCAAATCGCATCGATCGTAGTAAATTCCAATATTACGATAAGAAATTCCTTAAACAAGAAGGCGGAAGTTGGTACTTCAAAGGAAGAAAATTAAATGTCTACGCAGCTATTGACTTCGCCTTTAGCATGAGTAAGAAAAGTGACAACACAGCAATCGTGGTTATCGGTATGGACGAAGAAGGTTTTATCTATATCTTGGATATCGATTGCTTCAAAAGTGATAAGATTTCTGAGTATTTTGATCACCTTGTTTCACTTCATTCCAAGTGGGATTTTAAGAAACTTAGAGCAGAAGTTACAGTCGCTCAAACAGTTATTGTAAGAGACCTGAAAGATAAAATAAGATCAGAAGGCCTAACCATCTCCATAGATGAACATAGACCAACTCGTAATGAAGGAACTAAAGCCGAGCGTATTGCAGCAGCTTTAGAGCATAAATATGAGAATCAAACAATATGGCATTTTAAAGGTGGGTATACTGATACTCTAGAAGAAGAACTCGTACTAGCTAGACCTGCTCATGATGACTGTAAGGATGCTCTAGCCTCTGCTGTTGAAATTGCAGTAAAACCTAAACGATCTAGGTCTCTAGATGACGATAGATCAAACGTAGTTCAATTTTCTAAACGCTTTGGTGGGGTAGCCTTCCGAGGATAAAATAATCGATTATAGAAGGATTTAAATGGCTCGAAAAGCACTAGAAATTGGCAATGCCTTTGGTAGAGATAATCTCGCTAAATTTATTGCCCACACATGGCAGAAGTATGATTCACAACGACACGAACAAATTGCGCTATGGAAAGAACTAAGAAATTATGTTTTTGCAACAGACACTACCACAACGACTAATCAAACTCTCCCTTGGAAGAACAGTACAACGCTTCCTAAACTTTGTCAGATCCGAGACAATCTTCATTCCAATTATATCTCTGCTTTATTTCCTAACGATCAATGGTTAAAGTGGGAGGCGTATAGTCTTCAAGATGCTGCTGGTGGCAAAGCTAAAGCTATTGAATCTTATATGGCCAACAAGACACGAGAGAGCCATTTTAAGAGCGTTTTCAGCCAGCTCCTATACGACTACATTGATTATGGTAATTCATTCGCTACAGTTGATTTTGAGTCGTCTTATAGAGAAGATGCTCTAAATAATAGAGTAGTTGATTACATTGGTCCAAGGGCTCGTCGTATTAGTCCTTATGACATTGTATTTAATCCCATTGCTTCTTCGTTTAAGGACTCTTTCAAGATTGTTCGATCTATTAAGAATCTTGGTGAATTACATATCATGTCTGAAGAAGAGCCAGATAACATTTGGCTTAAGAACGCATTAAAGCAAAGAGACAAGATCAAGGGCCATATGAATGCTTATGGTCTTGAAGATTTTAACAAAGCTGAAGGCATTATGATTGATGGCTTTGGTAACATGCAAGAGTACCTCCAACAAGACTATGTTGAATTCTTGACATTCTATGGAGATATCTACGATGATACAACTAATACTCTGGAAAAGGGAATGGAAGTAACAGTCGTAGACCGTATGTGGATTATCAACAAACGATCTATTCCTAGTTGGTTTGGACATGCACCTATTTACCATGTCGGTTGGAGAACTCGTCCTGATAACTTATGGTCAATGGGGCCTTTAGATAACCTTGTAGGTATGCAATACCGAATGGATCATTTGGAGAATCTGAAAGCAGATGCTATGGACTTAGCTATTCTCCCCCCTCTTGTTATCAAAGGGGACGTAGAGCAGTTTGAATACAGACCAGGCTCTGAGATCCATATCGATGAAAATGGGGAAGTCACAGAGCTAGCTCGTAATGTCCAATGGGTTATCCAAGCGGATAATGCTATTGATCGTTTAGAGCAACGAATGGAACAATATGCTGGCGCTCCAAGAGAAGCAATGGGTATTCGTTCTGCTGGAGAAAAGACAGCTTTCGAAGTCCAACAGTTACAGAATGCTGCTGGTAGAATTTTCCAAGAGAAGATTACTACGTTCGAAACAGAGATGTTAGAACGTATTCTAAACGCTATGTTGGAAACCTCTAGACGTAATTTGGATATGACTGATATTATCAAAGTTATCGATGATGATATTGGAGCTACAACGTTCATGAAAATTACAAAAGAAGACATTACTGCTGTCGGTATCTTACGTCCTATTGGAGCTAGGCACTTTGCTGCTCAAGCTCAATTAGTACAGAACATTACTAGCATGGCTCAGACACCTATCTGGCAACAAATTGCACCACATATGAGTGTCAAACATCTGGCTACCTTGGTTGAGGATGTTCTAGGATTGGGTCGCTATAGTCTGATTAAGCCTAATGTTGCAGTATTTGAACAAATGGAACTCAAACGATTGGCTAATCAAGCGGGTGAGAACTTAGATATGGAAATGTCAGCACCTCCGGTAGTCCAATGAAAACAATAATCACAGCCGGCTTATCTAAGGTACAATCGGAAGAAGTTACTAGAGAATTTAATCAATCAGCAGTGCTACGAGAACGACTTATTGACGTGTTAAACGGCAAGAAGGAGTCCCTTCGTTCAGAAGTGAGGTCTAAAACATCTTACGATAGTCCAAGTTGGGCCTTCTTCCAAGCAGACTCAAATGGATACGAAAGAGCAATTTCTGAGATGATTTCTCTTCTATCGTCTAAAAACGATTAAATCCAAAGTAATAGCTATGTATATAGTATATACTTAGTAGCGAACGTAGTGAGCACTAAGGGTTAGATTGTAGTGTCTTTCAATTCCTTAGTAGTGAGCGAAGCGAACACTAAGTATATACATAAGAATTCGCGGGATTGGCATAGAGGTTGTGTTCTTGCCTTCCAAGCAAGCTAGAGGAGTTCGATTCTCCTATCCCGCTCCAATCCATATGTAAGAGAAGATTATGTAAAGGGTGGACCACCACACTATGACTACAGAACAAAATTCGATTTTCGATAGTAATTCGTCGGTTACCCCGACTACTCCTGCTGGTAGCAACCCAGCAAACGTTGTTCAGCCCAATGCTGTAGACACCATGCTACAGAACATTAAGAATGAACGCGGAGAACCAAAGTACAAGACCTTAGAAGATGCTTTGAATGCGCTTAAGCACTCTCAAGAATACATCCCCCAGCTATCACAAAAGATTGCTGAGAAGGATAGTGAGCTTGAAGCTGCTCGACAAGCTGCCTCCAAAGTAGCCCAATTGGAAGATGTAGTTAGGAATCTCACTCAAGCTAGCACTCCCTCAGCGAATACCACGCCACAAGGGATGACGGCAGAGCAAGTTGCTGAACTGGTAAATTCCACTCTTTCTCGTAAACAACAAGAAGAAGTTGCTACATCCAATACTAATAAGGTTGCACAAATTGTTGCATCTAAGTTTGGAGCAGAGGCAGAATCAAAGTTTTACGGTAAAGCGGAAGAACTTGGGATGAGTAAATCTGAGTTTAACACTCTTGCTGCTAAAAATCCTAAGGCCGTTTTGAGCCTCCTGGGTATTTCTGATACGGTTGTGGCGCCTCAACAAGTCAAACCATCAAACTCAGGTACGGCCCTTAACACTGCTGGCATTCAGCCACAAACAGATACTTTTGTCACACGTAATACGTCTCCCACCTTGGTAGGTGCAACAACTCGTCAACTCCATGAAGAAAGCGCAAAAGCTAGAGCTATGGTAGATGAGCTGCATTCACAAGGCAAGGAAATTCGAGACCTTACTGATCCTAAAGTATATTTCAAACTATTTCAATAAAAGGTAAACTATGTCTCAAAATCGTGCTAACAGCACAGCATTCATTGAAAGCGAACAGTATTCGGCTTTCATTCTGCGCAACCTGCAAGATGGTCTCTTGCCTGGTCAATTCTATCGTAATGTCTCTGACTTCGGTTCGGGAACAACTTTGCATATCAAGACTGTTGGTACTGTCACTATTCAAGACGGTGCTGAAGAAGTCCCATTTGACTACTCACCTATCGAATCGGGTGAAGTGACTCTGACCATCACCGATTATGTTGGTGACGCTTGGTACATCACTGATGAACTGCGTGAAGATGGCGCTCAAGTGGAAGCTCTCATGTCGGCCCGCTCTAGCGAATCGACTCGTGCTATCCAAGAAACTTTTGAAACTCGTTTCTTGAAGAAGGCTAATACCTCGCAAACCAATGCTAACGCTAATACCGTTAACGGATTTGCCCATCGTATTGCATCGGTTCAAGTAAACAACGTTGCTGCCCTCGCTGATCTGATTGCCCTTAAATTGGCATTCGACAAGGCCAACTCCCCTATGGCTGGTCGTGTCCTGATTGTTGATCCTGTGGTTGCTGCCACGTTCGATAAGACTATTACGTTTGGTCGTGATGTTACCCCGTTTGGTCAGCAAATTCTGGAAAATGGTTTCGCCCGAGACCACACTTTCCTGATGAACCTGTATGGATGGAACATCATTACATCGAATCGTCTGGATACTGGTACATTCTCGGATGGTACTACAACGGTTACCAACGCTGTTGCCAATGTGGCTATGTGCGTTGCTGACGATAACACCAAGCCCCTTATGGCTGCATGGCGTCGTATGCCTAAGGTTGAAGGCGAACGCAACAAGGATCTGCGTCGTGATGAGTTTGTCACTTCCGCTCGTTGGGGCTTTGGTACGCAGCGTGTTGATACCCTTGGTATCTACATCACGTCTGCTGTTAACGCCTAATTAGAAGGAATATAAATGACTTACGAAAATAAGACAGGAATTGGCGTCTTCGCATCTTACGGGAAGCGTGACACAGGTGGTTCGGTTGGTTCTGAGCGCACTTCTGGGTCTACCCGAGATTACTCTCTCACACTCACAGGGGCTTCCGTTAATTCGGGATTTCTCCCTACAGTGGTAGTCCCTAAGGGTTCTAAGTTTGTGAAGGCGATTCTCCGAGTAGATGAAGCTTTTAATATTACTGGTACAACCCCAACGGTTATTATCGGGGGCACTGCTCCTGCTACTAATGGCATTGTTTTGGCGGAGGCTGAGCTGGAAGCAATTGGCACTAAGACACCAGCTTCGACAGGAACTGGTACTTGGGCAGTCGCTTCGGCCACTGGTACAACTGCTGCTGAAAAGATCGCTAAGGCCCTTGGAGGAACCTCCCCAGTGGTGGATGCTACTGTCGGCAAGGCAACTCTGATTCTGACTTTTGTCAACAAGACAAAGATCTAAATCAATTAAAGGAGGCTTCTCAAAAGGATGCCTCCTTTTCTTATTTATAAGGGTACTAAATGAGTATTCAACATAAAGATATTCCTGACACTCAATTACATGAAACTAAAGGGGCTGCTACAGCTTCTAATGGTCAGATTCTATTTGCCAATGGTTCTGGTGGAGCCTCATGGCAATCCCCTACATTCTCTTACTCGAAATTAGGATGGTGGGATTACAACGATACCGCTACAGCTACAACTCAAATCCCTTTGACTTCTGCTGGCAATGAGTACCAATTGACTAATAACGGTCTTGGAACTCGTACCAATAAAGTATTTAGAATCACATCTATTTCTGATATTTTTAATACTACTACTAACTATTTCTCTTTTACAGGATTGACAATTGGGGATACTGTAGACATTCGAGTAGATATTGAAGTAACTACTGCTTCAGCTAAT